GTCAGTTGATCAACCGAAGTCATGATTGTCTTTGACTCTTCAGTTAAGGTGAAGTCAGGTACAATCTGATCATTCAAGAAGAATGTCTTACCATCTCCCTGATAGACCTTAATGTCTTTCCACTTTTTAGTACCTGCACGTTCTTGGTTAGGACTCCAACTAGGGTTGAGTTTAGGTGTTAGGTAATTCCTAGCTGAACTAGCATTACCAATCCATTGGGTGAGCTGTGACTTATTAAAGGAGTCATCATATGGTGTGTCGGAATATAGAATCTCCTGTTCAACACCATTCAGATTCCAGATACTAAGCTTAGGCTCACCACCTTCGATATATTGTAAGTTCCCTATGTATTGGTCAGCAGGGTTTCGCCCCCGGTCGATACTAAACCAAGTACCACCGGGAGCTATACCTAAGTGTTTGATGTGTTTAGACCCTAGACGCTTCATGCAGCCACGGGTAACATCAGGCCACGCATTCTTAAGATCCCTAACTTGACCGGGAACTTTTAATTGATCAGGTTGATTTGATATACCCTGAACATAGTTCGGGATTACTTGTGATACAGCAGCCATTATCGTTGTAGTGTTTGGAAAGGTTGATAACCGTAGTAAGTTGTGTGGTCTGGTTGTCCAAGGTAATTAAGATCACCTTGTTCCAACTCATAGTTAGAGCAGGCCATCCTCAACATCTGTTCCCTGTCTTTTAGTAACTGGAATAGCTGTGGGTTATCGACCATTTGAGCAGCAGCACGCACTGCAGCAGCAGTAGATACATAACGCTGGAACACAGGTGGAAGTACATTGAACTTCAACAACCATGTGACATCAGCATAGATATCAGAACAGAACTGATAGGTGTGGTTCAACCTGTCATACAGGTAGACCCGTTCCTTCTCATCTGCACCAGGCACAGGGTCAGCTTCAGGGCGACCATCACAGTCTCCGTTGTCACCTTCCTCAAATTCAGGTGGTAGATCAGGACACGTAGGACAGCATTGGAATGCAATCAAACGTGGAATGAAGCGACCTTCTCCTGATTCGTCAGGGGGATAAATTGGATCAGTGGGAGGTACATAGCAATTGCCATCTAGATCCTCCTCCATGCCCTCAGGACAGACGCAATCACAGCTCAGGCAGTTCTCCCCATTCTCATCACAGTCGGTCTCCTGGGGGCTCTTACCGCCCGTACAGAGGACCTCAAAGCATGGGCCAACTGTTACCTCAGGTACGCAGTTACCGTTGTCATCCATCTCCTCCCCATCAGGACATACGCAGACACCACCGTCGCAGTAAGAACCGCCGACGCATTGGTCAACACATATGTTGTTATCAGGGTCACAGGTATGACAATCAGGACAGGTATCTACACAGACTCCACCTTCACATTGTTGGCAGGGACCGCAGTCAATACCATCACAAGGGTCACCAGGAGGAGGGTCCTTACAGACTCCACCATCACATATCTGTCCAGGAGCGCAGGTGCTCTCGCAAGTACCGTTTACACATTGCTCACAAGGTCCACAGGTAACTCCTTCACAGGGGTCAGAGGGAGCAGGATCTTTACAGACACCACCTTCACAAATCTGTCCAGGACCACAGGTGCTCTCACACCTACCGTCTCTACATGTCTCACAAGGTCCGCAGTTTACTCCTTCACAAGGATCGTTCGGTCGGCAAACTGCAGTGCCATCTTGATTGAAACAGGTTTCATTCCAGCCACAAGGGTTAGGGTTACACGGATCAACAGGACCAAGGATCGTTACAGTAGCTCCAGAGTTAGACCACATTGAAGCATTACCGCAGCAGTCATTACTACCTCTTTCGTTTGAGTTCTGGCACCATGCCATCAAGTTCCAGGGATATACACCTGGGGTTTCGGTAGGGATGTGTTGGTTCTCGTTAGTACCATCAACAATGCCACCGCTCATCCAGTTACCAGAGCCTGCAGGTATCTCAAAGAAGTTTTGATACTGGATATTATCTTTACCTAGTCCATTATTACATTTCTTACTTGTGTCTGCATCACACCCGCCGGTCTTAGCACCAGCATGGAAAGTTTCTCCAGGATTAATAGTAACACTTTGGTTGACAACTTGCCAATGGAAATCAGTGTTACCACACGCTCCATTCTCAGGGAATGGTAGCGGAGGTAGTCCTCTAGTTACATACCCATAAGGAAGACCTTTGAGTTTATCGCCATCATAAATCCATGGCAGCGCTTCTTCTTCTACTTCCTCTTCTACCTCAAAGGCTTTGAGCTTTCCTCTGAACTTACCCTTATCCATACCACCTCGGAAGTGTCCGATGATATTGGATGTAGGCGTGTCGCCATCAATTAAAATGTAAGTGGGCCAACCACAACCACGTCCATTGGGATAGAGCTGCCATAGGACTGGCTTCCATGTTTCATAGTCAGGTCCATTAACTTGTACTTTAATAAAGTTAAGACCTTCTTCTGCTGCTACTTTGAAATCGTAGCGTGACATCATTCCACAAGGACCACATGAGTTCTTGTAGAACTTAAGTAATGTTTTAGTCTTCATCTAGGTTATCCTCTCTAGCGTCTTCACAAACCCAGTCGCCTTCAAACTTAAGTTCAAAGAGACGGTCAGCAATTTCTTCGCAGGTGTATTGGGTGACCTCTGTGACAGTACAGCCAGCAGCGTTCTTACCCTCACCAATACACAGGCCACCACAGAATGAATCAGGGTCGCATGCATCAGGTCTAAGCTTTACCCATACACGTTGTGAACTACGGTCACCTAGTCCAGGGAATGAGATGAACTCAACCTTCTGCTTATCATAGAATGCACCATAGATGAAACTCTTAGAGTCCCACACAAAGGTGATCGTTGAATAAGGACAGAGTGGATCAGCCTCGCAGTCACTCAGGATAGGAGTAGGCTTCTCCGGTTCAGGGGTAGGTTCAGGATCAGGCGTGGGTTCAGGCGTGCCAGTATCCTCGCCGCATTCGTCAGGAGCTTTAAGGATAAGCTTCCAAGGTTTTGATTTGATACAAGACTCACCGCAGCACTTCTTCTCTCTGAATTTATCCTCACGGTGTGAGTTATTACATTGTGCAAGAGCTACACAGTTGTACTCACCAGGAGACTCAAGTTCATCAGGTACTTTGTGGCCATCTCCACTACCACCAACCTCCATTCCTTTGATCCAACTACCATCAGCTTTCTGATAGTAAGGTCGGTATCTCAGGTTGGATGGGTCAGTACCACAAGGCTCCATATTAGTATCACAACTACCAGTTTTAAAAGGTAGTTTGAATGTATCCTTTTTGCAGGTGTTGACTACTACGTCACTTGGATTAACCTGCCAATTGAATTGATCGTTACTATCAGGACCAGGATCATCACACGTACCATACGCTGGCTTAGTACATTCAGGCGTATCAGGCCAGCTCATGTAATTACCAGGCTCAGGTCTACGTGAGATCCATCGCTCGATTAGTTTCTTTACCTTAGGCTTAAGCTCAGGTAGGTCAATGTTAGGCTTAGCTCCGGGTCGGCGGATGACATCAGTACTCTTAATGTACTGCCCATCACTGACGTCTAGTCTTAGTACATCATCAGGGATCTCAATGTAGCCATCCTCATCAGGACGCCACGGTAAGCGATACTCTTGGTTAAATATCCACCCCTCTGACTGTACATCTTTGTTTACTTCTTTTACAATCTGAAGGATCATCATCACTTCAGGATTGTTCTGATCTACAACGGACACAGGTGCCTGACCAATGGCAGATAGAACACTATTTACAGCGGACAGGTACGTGTCGGGATTGTCTTCATATAGATCGTATATCGAATCAGCCATCTGTGTCTAAATGTAAATAAAAAAAAGGGAGACCGAAGCCTCCCCAAATACTCACGCGCAGCTAGGTGCTTCCGCGTCAGTCGAGAATTGATAAGGACCCACGCTCTCTTCTTGAGAAGCATAAGCCGAACGGAAGCCACAGGTGTAGCTAGCCACGCAGCTAGAAGGGGTCGGAGTGCAATACCCACGGCGGGTACGTGCAACGCTGTAGCGAACTGCCACAGAGTCAGCAACACCATTACCAGGATGTGTTTGCACATTAGGATGTACATAGCTCAGGAAATCCTTATCGGTATAAGGAGACTGAAGCCAGGTATCTTGCATTGCCATTTTTTACCTCAGTTGTTACCAGTCCGTCCGTACTCAACGTGCGGCATAGGATTGGCGGTGTACGATTTAATGATCAGTGGTGCAGCGGTGTCGTCGATAGTGCGAGAGGCGGTATATTCCACCTCTGCAATACGGCAACAACCGGGACCCACTTCTTGAGCAGTACAATCATCGACCGGGAATGCAGTTGCATCAACCGGATCGGGGACGTAATACTTATGAGTAGTCTCAGCCATTAGTTACCTCACTCAGCGCGAAGTTCAATAGCAGCAGCCGGGTTCAGAGTGCCAGCACCCATTGCCAGGCGTCCAACAATCACGTCACCCTGATAGAGGGTATGGACGTCAGAGCCAGTCGTCTGAATCTGGGGACCGATAGCAGTGACAACAGCAGCGGCATCCTTCTGATAGATCAGACCGCAGTGTGCGGAGAAGTCACCAGCGTAGTTGTTGTTCTCACCTTCAATGCTCTCAACAGCACCAGCCATAAACGGCAGGTTGTTGGAACGCTTGATGGAGATACCGGCGATCTCATAGAGACCTTCACCGGAGTTCAGGTTGCCCTGAGTGTTTCCGTAGTCACGGTTGAGGATGTTGCTGTCGACTTGTGCAATCAACGCATAATACTGCCGTGGGCTAAGGACAGCGTGGCGTCCAGCGCGGGGCACATTCTTCTCATCAAGGATTGCAGCGGCTTCAAAGAAACCATCCACAAGTGCTTGAGCGTTGTACTCATTACCAGCACCAAGCTTGATGATAGAACCACCGGGCTCAGGTCCAGGAGCAGCCTGGATGGGATGAGCTTCGCGTGCAGCCAGAGCAATCGTACGGAAGATCTTCTTGTCATAAGCTTCTGCCAGAGCATGGCCAATCTTGTTGGCGATCTCTCCACGAAGCGAGTAATGTGCCAGGGTCTCATCGAGATCGTACACGAATGCACTGGAGACCAGCAGGTCATCCATCACGATGGTCTTCTCGGCGACCGGGGGATCACCACTACCCAGAATCGGGGTTCCGGGAACATGGTAGTCGGCGGTCATCCGACCAGTGAAGATAAACTGAGCAGCCTTACCAGACTTCAGCGTACGGTTCTGAACAGTTCCCTTGGAGATCAGTGCAGACTCATAGGCCTTGAACATCTCGCCGGTGAACAGCTTCAGATAGGTTGCATACTTAGCATCATATGCGGAGACGGTCTCACCTGCATTAGGGTGACCGGCAGGGTAGGTGAAGGTATCACCATACTTAGTCCGGCCCAAGCCGGGTTCTTTGTTAACGGATCCGATGCTCGTTCCCCGTGTATTAGGAGGAGAGTTCAGATCATTATTCCATGTAGCCATTGTTATAAAAGGAGTTAAAGTTTACAGTTACCAACTCCAAGATCTTGGAAAAATTTTTGTCGCAATTTTTATAGGTCTGTTCCCTATCGTCTAGACGGCAAGGGTGTCCACCTTAGTGGGCCTTACCAATACCTGGGAGGGGAGTCGAACCCCTCCTTCACCATCAGGCGGTTTGTTTTTTGTACGCAGTCCCACGATACACAAGACGAACCTCTTTCTCTTTACGAGCAGCGGCAGCCTTGTTGTTTTCGATGTTGCGGATTTGTACTTGAGTCATAATAATCTCCAATAACACACCCCCGTTCCATGGTGTGTTTACATGCGGGCCGAAGCCTGAACGTACGGAAATCAGTTAATGTATTTCAGACACTTGTTGTAGTAATACTTCCTATCATCCAGTCCGTTGTAGCCCCCATTAACTCTAAGGGTTACAGCTTCAACTGTAGGGTTAGTATCACACAGTGCATTCATTTTATTATCCATCCACCAATAGCCTGCGGCAGTGAATGGGTAAGTATCAGCCACGTAGTCGACACCTTCCATAACCCTAGGGTCTTTCAGGTAATCGCTCAGGCGCTGGTAGTTGTACCGTCCAGTCGTTTGGAGGTAACCCCCACCCTTGAACCTAGGACCATCACCTGGCTGGGTGTTACCGATGTCAGTGCGTCCTTCTAGATACCATCCATCACTCAGTTCTTTCTTCCACTTACCACCACCAGATTCATGGGCAGTCTGTGAAAGGAAGTGACGGATGCGAGAGGGTGTTGTGATCTCAAAGAATTCGAGACAAGCATTAAGCTCATCCACCTCGTAGTCTTCAATCAGGCTAGTGCTACAACCCCAGATACCAGCCAATGCATTGATATCTACATAGATCTTTGAAGGCTTAGAACCTTCAATGGAGTTGTTAGGCTTCTCCCTATCTACTCCCTCTCTATAGATAAGTGCAAACTTAGCAAGGGTATCTTGGGAGACATGCTTCTCTAGCCATTCAAATGCTTTAACTTGATGCGCTTCTTCTTTATAATACTTAGCAGCATCAGTAAGTTTAATTGTACTCATTACTTTTCAGCAGCATATAAAGCAAACGTTTGTGTTGCGATAGCTTGCAGGAGATCGTTGATGCGATCACCAGTGCATCTGTCATCGCGGGTGAAGAGGCATCCAGCCGCTAGTCCTCCTACAAGGAGCAACTGGAAGCCAACGACGAAGGCTACCAACTTGAAGGCAGCCCTACGCATCAAGCACACCAGGGGACGTCACGGTACATCACCTCACCGACATAAGGAATGCGAGGCTCGCAATCAGAGGGAGGGGTGTTGAGATCAGTCGTCTGGTAGATGTAAGGTACTCGGATGTGAAACATAATTAACCAATAGTTGGTGCAGTTAAAGCGACCTGGGTGGTTTGGGATGTCGCGAGATCCAAGGGGAAGTTGTGAGCATTGCGCTCATGCATAACCTCAAAGCCAAGGTTGGCTCGGTTGAGGATGTCCGCCCACGTAGGGATAATCTTATGGTTGTCAGCAACGATGGACTGGTTAAAGTTAAAGCCGTTCAAGTTGAATGCCATAGTCGAGACACCAAGAGCAGCAAACCAAATACCAACCACAGGCCAAGCAGCCAGAAAGAAATGTAGTGAACGTGAATTATTGAATGAAGCATATTGGAAGATCAAACGTCCGAAGTAGCCATGGGCTGCGACGATGTTATAGGTCTCCTCTTCTTGTCCAAACTTGTAACCATAGTTCTGACTTACTTCCTCAGTCGTCTCTCTAATAAGACTAGATGTGACCAGGCTTCCGTGCATAGCACTAAACAAAGCGCCACCAAATACCCCAGCAACGCCGAGCATATGGAAGGGATGCATGAGAATGTTATGCTCTGCCTGGAAGACAAGCATGTAGTTAAAAGTGCCAGAGATGCCAAGAGGCATACCGTCAGAGAAAGAACCCTGACCAAAGGGATAGACAAGAAATACAGCACTAGCGGCTGCGACGGGGGCGGAGTAAGCAACAAAGATCCAGGGCCTCATTCCGAGTCGATAACTAAGTTCCCATTCGCGTCCCATGTAAGAGAAGACACCGATGAGGAAGTGGAACACGACCAGTTGGTATGGTCCACCGTTGTATAGCCATTCTTCAAGCGTCCCAGCTTCCCAGATGGGATAGAAGTGTAAGCCAATCGCATTGCTGGATGGAACGACGGCACCGGAGATGATGTTGTTGCCATAAAGTAAAGATCCTGATACAGGTTCACGAATGCCATCGATGTCTACTGGAGGAGCAGCAACGAAGGCAAGAATAAAACAAGTTGTAGCTGCCAGCAAAGTTGGAATCATGAGTGTTCCGAACCAGCCAACATAAAGCCTATTGTTAGTAGATGTTACCCAGTTACAGAACTCTTCCCATACATCAATTGCTGGATTTCTAGTAAGAGTTGTAGTAGCCAATTTAATACGTGTTGTGAGTTTACAGTCTTAAGTATTTGAGCACTTTGTAAACCCCCGCAAGGCTCACATCCAGTCGGGGGTTATTGTTTTATCACCACACGCCAGGAATAATCTGTCCTGTTACAGCATAAGCGCCAAGGGCTGCGATGATGCCCATCATGGCGAAGCGTCCATTCAGTTTTTCTGCGAATTCGTTGTGGTTCACGGTGTACTTTTCGTCGAAGGTCATAGGGGGTTCTTTTGCGAAGAGGTTAAGCTTGCCGCGCTCTTCATTTGTTACTGTCATTAAATTTTTCCGGGTGAAAGGTCGCAGACTTGTTTGGAACATTCACGCCACTGCGTCTGCTTAAATTGTGGGTGAATCGTATGGTTGAATGCGGGGCCGGAACATCTTGGTCCTCCATACCCACAATCTCCACGCCTATGCGTGAAGCGTAGAGCCGCCACTTGGTAGCGGCCCAGGTTATTAGTTGGTTCACCACTCCAGGTTCGACCTGTCCAGCTTGTTGAATACATCGTTTCTATATGCGGGGTCGTTTTCATACCGGGGGTCCTGCATAGCTCGGACCACCTCAGCCTGTGAGCGGAACACATCTTGTGTGTCAACGGCAGACTTACCGCTGAGCATTCGTCCCTCGTAACCAACTTGTTCTTGGTAGAGAGACTTGAGACCAGCTACTGCCAGACGGATGGCACCCATCTGTCCGGTAGCAACCAGTGCATCAAAGGCTTGGACATCTTCAGCAGGCATGTTCTCACTAGCCCAACCAACCATGTCCGCATAGCCTTCTTCACCACCAGCCATGTTCTTGATCTCCATGACATCACGGTCAGAGATATCAGGTACTTCCTGTTGTGGTGCATTCTGTTGCATCTGCATGTAAGCAGCTACAAGTTCTTTACTGTCAGCTTCGTAGAGTTTCTCCAAGGTCTCAGGTTTGAGCTGTCCTTCATTGGAGTAATACTCAGCACTAGCCTCAGAGATCAGGCTGACAATCTCACTTGGTTCTTCATCGGGAACGTTGTCCTCTTCTTCCTTCTCGGATTCAGGGGCAGGAGCTTCTTCAGTCTCCTCGTTTCTAGGCTGACCAAGCTTTTGTTGGAGTTCCATGTAGGCTTTCTCAAGCTCTTCTGCGTCTCGGAACTTACCGGCGAGCATGTCTTGCTGCTCTGCGTGAAGCTCCTCACCAACGCGGAGGGAATCCAACTCATCTTCTGTAAGAATTTCTGGATCACGCTCAGTATTGACTGTAAGTTCTGCCATCGATGTCCTCTACGATTAGGTTGCCAAGTCCCACCCGAGTTACTTTATTACCGCCGTGTCGGATAGGTGGGTTGGCTCCGATACGATCTTTCTTAGCGTATTTAGTTTGAGCTGTGCCCATTGATTCAGGCTCCGGCTTGATCGCCTCCTGCCTGCTGGGGCTGGGCTTGCGACGGCGGGCCTTGCGGGGTTTGCTCGGGGTTTGATTCTCCACTTAGTTCTGGGTTCTTTGAAGGGTCCATCATGGGGGCTGATGCGAACTGTCCAGCCTGCTTGGTAAGTTCCAGTGCCTGCTGCTGTTGCATGTTCTGTTGCATCTCCTGCTCCTGTGTCTCAGGTGACTTGATCAGGTTCAGGTAATCAATACCTTGTGCTGCTGCTAGTCGCTTGATGTATTCAGTAGCATCAACATGCTTAGCCAATGCTTCAGGCCCCATGGTCTGAGCAATGGTAGTAATAAATGTGATCAGTGCTTCACGATCCTGTCCACGTCCTAGTGCATTGACACCAGCCACAACTTGTGGACGGACAATACCTTTAGGAATAGAAGGTAGCTCACGGCTACGTTGGAGGACAGTCATGACACGACTTAGGTATGGAACCAAGAACTCAACAGTAAGTAGACTGAACAGTCCACCGAGCTGCTGCTCCAGTTCCATTTGTGTAAGGCGTACTTCTTCTGCAGTAGTACGCTCGCTTTGCCTGATGTTCAACACAAGGAATGCATCACTGATGCGTTGTCCTAGTTGTGTTGCCATGTCCCAGGCAGTCTTAAAGTCTGCGGTCTTACCTACCTGCACCACACCAACATCATCAGGTCTACCCTGAATGATTGCACCGTTGCCTGCACGGGCCAGGGCCTGCGGTTTAGTAGTGGAG